CGTCTGCCGAGGGCTTGAGGTAGACCGGCTACGCTTAGGAAGCGTTGCTGGTTGCGAGAACGATAAGCGAACCAGGAACACGGGCGGAAGCGGTTCCGCTGACATTCCCGACATCATGCGCATTGAAAGCAAATCTTTCAGTTGCTTTATAAGTGAGCGCATCTTCCACAAACTTGACTTGGTCGCTGACTTCAACGGTCATTGCACGGCGGTCACCGAAAGCAACACCCTTTGTCAAGTCACCAAGGATAGCAACTGGGGTTGTTGCAGCTGGGCTCTTAGGCATATTCTGGACCCACTCGATCGGGTAACCGAACAGGGTAGGTGCAGTGGTGTATGCGTTCTGGATGTCGAGGATAGCGTTTCCACCAAGGGCGATGAGCTTATCAGCAACACCATTGAAGAACAGGTCTTTGTGCATATACCACTTAGCCTGATCTGCGTATGTCGGGAGCTTTGCAACCATCGCTTGGAAGTTCGCAAGCGTAAAGTTAGCAAACGATGCACCAGACAAAGCGGCTCCAACGACAACGCCAGCAATGTTAGCCTTGGTAGCGTTGAGGCCGTAGACAGCCTGAAGGATACCAGTGATGCTTCCATAGGTGCTCGTTCCGTCACCATTGAAACAAGCATTGTCCTCTTCCTTTGCGATTGCAAAAGCCATATCACGGGCAAGTGCAGCGCCAAGGTCGATAACCGTATCTTCGCCGAGTTCCTTGGATGCAATCGTGAGGACAGCAAGCTTCTTTGCGGACAGGGAAACCTGTGCAAAGGTCAACTGGGAATCCGTAATTGCCGTGGCTTCGGAAGCATAGTAGACCGTGGTGCTACCGGTTGCCGATGGAACCAAAAGGGTATCCGAGGACATCGGGTATATACGGGAGTTGCGACGTGCAACGCCGTACATTTCACGCAGCCAGATAAGATCCGAGGAAACAATCTCAGGAACCGTAAAACCACCTTGGCTGTTAGTGCCTTCGGTTTGTGCCTTGATGTGTCCGTTGTCCGACAACCATTTGCTTGCAGACTTGACACCGGCCAAGTGGCGAGCATACTGCCCAAAGACATAAGCCTTCAGGTTCTTATCGTCAGCGGATCCGTTGAAAGGATTGCGCTGTACATTGATGCCACCCTTCCAAGGCTGGGAGACTGCCTGTGGTTGTGCAGCTGGTGCATACTCACCAAGGCTCTTGATGGCTTCTACACGCTCTTCGATGTTCTTCGCTTCTGCCATAATCGACTTGACCTGTGCGAGGTCACCATCACCGGATGCCAGTTCACGGGCTGTAGCCAGAAGCGATTCACGCTTGGCTTGTAGTTGTTCGATATTCATAGTTGTGTTAGCAACTCCAGACGTGCCAGCAGTTCCTGCCGCTCGTCTATGTCAGTGGCTTTCGCCTTTACTTCGAGATCCGGTTGCGTCTCTGGCTGGTCTGCGTCCCGCAGTGAATCCCAGACAACAGGGGCAAGGCGCTTTGCGCTTGACCGGCTAAGACCGACTGCATCCCGCAGCCGACGTTCAACAGACCGCAGTGATGCAGGCTGTACGCTTTTCATTCCGTGCATGGCATAAAGAGCCTTTGCACGTTTTGCAAATTCATCAATAATGGCATCCGCCATGCTCTGATCGGATACCGCTTCGATGGCTCCGCAGAGCGCATCGTAGTAGGCTTCCAGCCCTTCATGTACCATCTCGGCTTCGGACTCATCAAAGACCGACACGGCGTATTCTTCCGGGGATTGTTCAGGCATCGGAGCCATTACCATCTCTTCTTCTTCCATCGGCTCCATGCTGTACATCTCCTCTAGGCTCTTGATACTGTTACGGTACTCGGCAGGTGTAGGCGTGATGCTTGCCTCAGCGATACACCATCGGGTAATCTCACTTGCCTTGCCTACGCTCTTGCGCTCCACCATATGACCGGCAGCACCAGAGGAGTAGCCCATTTTGCCCTGCTTGCAGAGCTTTGCGATCATCTCACCGTAGGAGTCAGCCATGTCCAGCTGTGCTTCGTACCAGAGCCCGGTTTCGTCCATCTTGACGTAGCCAGTACCGATGGACTTTTTACCAATCATCTTGTCCATGCCGTGATGATAGTAGACATTCAAAGGGACACGCTCACCGACTTTGATAGGGAAACCGAAGTCTGTAGACTTGGTGAAGTAATCACCCTCTAGGTCGGTTGCATCAGGAGAGCCAAAGCGCACAAGGTAGCCTTTGACACTTCCAAGGCGGTCTGACTTAATAGCATCACTGTAGACGGTTAGCAGGTCCATAGCGTAAGTATCCCACACACCCTATTGATCCATTTGACGGTTAGCAATCTCTCGCTCCCACTCGCTTGCGGTTCGTGGTCTTCGCACTGTGATTCCAAATTCCCGTAATGGCACGATACTTGTTGTCGGTCCCCAATCCTGATTCTGTTTGACACGTACAAAGTCAGAAAGCGGTTTGCCTTCCTTCCATAATCGGTAACGACCTTCACCCATGATTTCTTGAATCTCGCTGTCGTTTAGACCAGCAAGAATACGATCAGGTGTGGCTACCGCTGGGCGTGTGTCAGGTATGGAACTATCCCCGGTAATCTCTGCCCACGAGAGCGTTTCAGGTATCATCACGCACCGGCAGTTAGGGTGCGATGGCATGATTTCATCGGTCTTGTGTAGAGTGCCAGACAATGCCAAACAGGCAAGACATACCCGGCTATCTTGGGTAGCCTGCCGTCGGTATCCCTGCACTGCGTAGTTCTGTGTATAGAGTTGCCGTTGTGCTTCACGGGCACTTCGTATCATCTCAGTACGTGCTATCGTCTCTGCACGGCTCCTGCCGATGTCAGCTGCCTTGCGTACACGCCGTGCTACAGTCCGTGGACCTTCACCAAGCGATATTCCCTGCACAAGCGCCATCTGCATAGCGTCAGTGGTTACCTGCGAGATTGTTGCAAATAACTCACCCAGAGGGCTTCCATCACCCGAAAAACCGACAAAGGCTTGCAAGGATTCGTCTGGGAGTGCTGTCCATGAACTGCCGAGTGTAACGCCAGCCGGTTTACGACCAGCCGCCGCTTCAACCATGCTCCCGCTCGCCTCATTCGCAAGGATTGCCGATTCGAGTTGTCCATCTGCTGTAATGGTTGCCCCCTCGATTGCAAACTTCTTTAGGTTCCTGCCTAGTTCCTCGATGTTGTCTATGATGCGTTGTCTCATCCAGAGGATGGTTTCCGATGGCGGTTCCCCGTTGTCTTCACGCTCTGCGATGCGTCCCTCTAGTGCTTCAAGTTCATCTATGCTGGCTTTGGTCGCTGCCTTATATGCACGTTGCATACGGCTGATGGCTACGCCTTCACGCTCCAGCAAATCATTCCTGAACTTCTGAGAAGCGGCGTAGATCCTAGCCGTGCCGTCGTTTACTCGCTTGAGCTGATCTCCAGCTCGTAGCCGTAAAAAGGGTGGCTCTTGTACACCACCCCCGGGGTGCAACAATCGGTAGACTTGGACTCTTCACCCTGTATCTTGTTGCGTAGTCTGGTTGACCAAGCGTAGCCAGCATCACCGCCCCACAAGTCCCAGGCTACACGCCCGGCTGATGGAAAACCATCTTCACCAGCGGAGAATCCCTCGGCTTCCTTGTCTACTTCATGCCTAGAGAAAAAGGAGTACATCCGCAGTATCGTGTCTTCGGAGAGTTTCTCACCGTTGACAATCTGGTTAGCACGGGCAAGACCTACACGAGTGCCACCGTCCCTGCCTTCTTCTTTCCATGCAAGAGCCCTGCGAGCTGCTTCAACCATGCCATCGTTCGGTACAAACTTCATGTCGTACGACTTTGCCGGGATGGTTGCATCCTGCTGGGTTGTCACGCTGATTGCCGTTGGGTGTAGTTGTCCTTCGTCCTCTGGCACGGCTTCAAGACCTGCAATGCGCTTGGCTTCTGCACGATCAATGATGCCAGCCTTATAGAGTTTCTCGGCTCTATCGGCTTCAGCCTGTAGGTCATCAGCCAGAGCCCTAACGTTAGACACGTCAAACTGGATAAAGTCACCTTCGGCTGATTCCGAGTAGTCAGGAAGCAGGGACACAGTCAAAGCGTCAGAGATAGCACGGAGCAATGGCACCATGCCGTCTTCCCATGCTGCCTGTTGTGCACGTTCAAAGTTACTGTAGGTGCTACGCTCAAGACCTGAGCCAAGCCCAAGCACCATCGGGTTTAGTCCCATAGCCGAACAAATGCGCTCTTCAGGAACACGCCGTACAGAGTCCAATGCAAGCTCTGAAG